AGCGTTTATACATCTTTTGACCAACCTATTGAAGATGTACGCACCTTTGCTGGTCAAACAGTAACTGTCTCATTTTGGGGAAAAGCCGCAAGTGGTACTCCTAAAGTATCTTTAGAAGTTTATCAAAACTTCGGAAGTGGTGGAAGCGGTCCAGTTTTTACAAATGGTTCAGCAATCACACTTTCCACATCTTGGGCAAGATACTCATTTACTGTTGCTATTCCTTCAATAGCTGGAGCAACAATAGGAACTAATTCTGCTCTTGACATTACTTTTTGGGTATCTGCTGGAACTTCTTTTGCATCACGCGCTAATTCAATCGGTATTCAATCTAATACTTTCGATTTCTGGGGCGTACAGGTTGAGGCTGGTTCAGTCGCTACCGCTTTCCAAACTGCAACTGGAACAATCCAAGGAGAATTAGCCGCTTGCCAGAGGTATTTCTGGCGACAAAATCAAAACTCAGACAATAACAATCCTTTTGGATTTGGTCAGGCTATTTCAACAACTGCCGCAATGGTTGGAGTGAGTTTGCCCGTACAAATGCGGACAGTTCCTTCTTTGGCATTTTCTAGCACAGTAGCCAATTTCCTTTTAACTAAAGCAGATGACACTTTGGCAGGAACACCAACAGGTATAGCAGCAAACATCTTAGGTCGAACCTTTTGCAGAGTTTCAATCACTGGTTCAAGTGCTTTGGTTGCTGGTAATGCCACAACACTTTTAGCAAACACGACAAATACAGCCTACATTGATTTCAGTTCGGAGTTGTAAAATGACAAATTATGAAATAGTTAAAAACTCATTTAATCAAGACCTACTAAAGCGTACCGATGAAGATGGAACAGTTTGGTGGATTCCCATTGACGAATCAAACTCAGACTATCAACGCTATCTAAACCCAGAAGCGGAACAATCCACACCGATTGTGATCGATGCTAAAGAGCTATAACGGATACCCGGCCTCTAAAGATCCGGACGAGATTAAAATAAAGTCCTACCCTGTAAAGGGTACGGATCGTAAGCTTAGGTGCGCCGAAAGTGTTGGGCCTCTTTTGGCCGCCTTTGCTTCAGAGTTTCACGAGCTGATTGAGCCGATAGACGAGGGCACTTTTGACGACTGGGCTTATGCCTTTCGTATGGTGCGAGGTACTACCGATAAGCTCTCGTGCCACTCAAGTGGTACAGCTATCGATCTCAATGCAACCAAACACCCTCTCGGTAAGGTTGGCACTTTCCCAGCTGAAAAGGTACCGATGATCCGGGCCCTATCTAAAAAGTACGGCCTCAAGTGGGGCGGCGACTTTAAGAATAGAGCCGATGAGATGCATTGGGAAGTGGAAGTAACACCGGCCAAGGCTAAAGCCTTAATCGCTAGTTTAGGTTTATAGTTATCGCACATCCTTAAGGGCACTAAGGAGTAACACAATGAAAGAGCAGGCAATCGCAGCGGCTAAATCGTACGGCCGTGCAGCACTAGCAAGTGCAGCAGCGCTATATATGTCAGGTATCACCGATCCAAAAGTATTGGCTAACGCGTTCATCGCTGGGCTAATCGGGCCATTACTGAAAGCTTTGCAACCGTCGGAGAAGCAATTAGGCGTAGGCGCTAAGTAATGGAACAAGCCCAGCTTTTAGTCGGTATTACCTTGGGGGGTCTTACCATTTTGGGGTTAGGGGCTGGGCTTATCCGTCATTTTGTAAAGTTTTATCTATCTGAGTTAAAGCCCGACGGCAACGGAGGACATAACCTACGAGGGCGCATCGATCACATCGAGGTACGGCAGGAGCGTATGGATGTAAAGATCGATAAGATTTACGAGATATTGCTAGAGACACGCCTAGCGCGATAGTTGCATTTTGTCAGCCCTTAGCCTCATACTGATATAACACCGCCGAGAGGGCTACTCGGGTAGTAGCTTAATCGGCCTTAACAAAGGGCGATATATGAACAGTGCAGACATTTTAATAAGCCTTGCCGCTTGCGGTATGGGCTTTATGTTTATGGTAATTGGCTACTCGATAGGCTGGAAGCAAGGCCACGGCGAGGGCTATGTAAGAGGGCGCGCAATCGCTCAAGCTCTGAAAGACAAGGAGCTAATCTAATGAACGATTTTAGAGATCCTCTTATTAATTTTGCTATGGATCGAGGCATACAGCCTACGGCGATACTTTACGTAAACCTCACGCCTCAAGGTGTCGAGTACGCATACATCGAGGACGAGAAAACGATTAGCGTAAAGGAGCCGGTTAAATGGGATTTTTAGATAACTACGAGGACGTAAACGCTCGTATTAAGCGGTTTAGATCAGAATATCCGACCGGGCGTTTAATAGCCTACATCGAGGATATCGACGTAGCCAAGGGTACTATTTTGGTTAAAGCCGAGGCCTATCGTGAGTACGAGGATGCTGTACCTAGCGCGGTCGATTATGCGTTTGGCAACGTATCAACGTATCCAAACAATATGAAAAAATGGTTTATAGAGGACACAATTACCTCAGCTTACGGCCGGGTTATCGGCCTATTAACTCCAAGCCTTGAGCATAACGCAAGGCCTACAGTTCAGGATATGCAAAAGGTCGAGACACTACCTACCGACTCGGATCCCTGGAGTACAAGAGCTGCAATAGAGGATATGCCTACTATGGCCACTGCTATCGGTGAGATCGAGCAAAGCCTAGGCGGTGCCTTGGTAGCCGAAGCGCCTCGATGCTCTCACGGCACAATGATATGGAAGCAGGCAGCAGCTGGATCGCCTAAAAACTGGGGCGGGTACTTTTGCACCGAGCGTACAAAGGCTACACAGTGCGCCCCTAATTGGCACGTATTGGCCAGTGACGGAAAATGGAAGCCTCAAGTATGACTATAAACCCTAAAGATATATACAGAGCTGTAGACGGACATATCTATAGTTTCGACGGTTATGGTGGATCCGGTAATTGCTCTAAATGCGATGAGGATACGTTTATTAACGATTACGTACGCGACGATGGGCTAGTAGTAGCCTTTTGTAAGCGATGTGAGGATGTGTTGAAAGTATGACCGAGCAGAGCCTTTTTGATTACATCAAGGGTAAATACTTGGAGGATCTAGAGAAGTCAGGCGATGCGTTTGAGTACATCGATGCCACCAGTAACGGTTATAGGCTCAAGATAGAGCTCAAGTGCAGGCACACACACTATGACGAGCTAATCCTGGAAAAGGATAAATACGAGTCATTAGTGCAAACTGCCGACAAGCTTGGCTTTACGCCGTTTTATATTAACTCAACGCCTCAAGGCATATACGCGTTTAACCTACGCAAAATTACGGTTACCTGGACTACAAAGCGTTTACCAGCTAGTACTTTTAATAAGGCTCCGGCTATTGATAAAGAGGTAACGCTTTTACATATTGATAAGGCGGTTAAATTGTAATGGGAGAATTAACGTTTATTAAGGACGGCTTTGCCACGACTATCCACGATAATGGCGATATGACTGTAGTAAAGATGGATCAGTGCGATCAGTGCCACGAATGGGTATCAAGCTCAGGAGGGCTACAGATTCGAGACGTAGGCCAGGAGGTCGTGATATGGCTTTGTGCAGAGTGCAGGGCCTAAATGACTACATATAAGTACGAGTGCCGTAAGTGTAAGAAAATTACAGATCAGATCGAGCGGATCATCACCGATAACCTACCGCCTAATGTAAAGACTTTGCAGTGTACTAAATGCGGAGTTATGGGCGTTTGCCTTATGGAGGCTCAAGATGCCGACGTATGAGTATGAATGCATTAGTTGCAGTATTCGCTACGAGATAACCGAGAAGCTAGCAGAGCACACTACGCCGTATTGCTGCAGCTTTGCGATGAGGCAGGTATATCACGCCCCAGGTATCAGCTTTAAGGGTACAGGCTGGGGTAAAGATGCCTAATAGTTATCCACAGGAGTTATCCACAGGGGTTAATAACTTGTGGACGACACGCAGGCAGTACGCTCAAGTTATCCACATATTTGCGATGTATTTGACTATAGGAGTACGCTCCATACTCGTAGGCGAGCCGCTGAGGCGGATAGCTCGCAGGCGTAGTTTGGTGCTTTTGGCCGGGCTATTGCTATTTACCAATATGCCTAATGCCTCAGCCATTAACACACCAAGAGATATAAACAACTATAAACTCTATGCACATATGAAACTATTAGATGCTAAACAATATCGATGCTTAGAGCTGCTATGGACACGTGAGAGC